TGCCGAAGGTAGTGATTTGTCGGCGGCGGAGTCGGCGGCGGAGTCGGCGGCGCGGTCGGCGCGGTCGGCGGCGCGGTCGGCGCGGTCGGCGGCGTGGTCGGCGGCGGAGTCGGCGTGGTCGGCGGCGCGGTCGGCGGCGTGGTCGGCGGCGCGGTCGGCGGAGTCGGCGGCGTGGTCGGCGGCGGAGTCGGCGGCGCGGTCGGCGGAGTCGGCGGCGGAGTCGGCGGCGTGGTCGGCGACGTGGCAATTCGAACGAGACACGTTGCTAAAAATATTACGCGAAATGTAATCACTGATACGTACGCTAAACTAGGCCGATCTAACCAATCGGCCTTTTTCATGCCTTACCCGTTCGCGATCGACTACAAAAATCCGGACTATAACGCCGTATGGCAATGGCGTATCGACCGTCTGGCTGCAGCGCGACGTGATCCCGGTCTGCTCACTGCAGCAAAGCAATACTACAAGGAAAACCCGATTGCGCTGATTCAGGACTGGGGCGTGACATTCGACCCGCGCGCAATCGAAGTAGGGCGTTCCGCGCTATTGCCGTTCATCCCCTTTCCCGCACAGATCGAGTGGTTGCAATGGGTGCTCGAATGCTGGCGCGATCGTGAGAACGGCCTATCCGACAAGTCTCGCGACATGGGTCTCACGTGGTGTGCGGGTGGTCTCGCTGCGGCGCTTGCCGTGGCACATCCCGGCTTCGTGGCGGGTTTCGGTTCACGGAAAGAAGACCTGGTTGACAAAGCCGGCGACCCTGACGCGATCTTCTTCAAGATACGTTGCTTCCTGCAGAATCTGCCGCCTGAGTTTCGCGCCGGATGGAGTCCACACAATCACACGCATAGTTCGCACATGCGCATCATGATCCCTGACACGGGCGCAGTGATACGCGGCGAAGGTGGCAAGAATATCGGACGCGGCGGACGTGTGTCGATCGAATTCGTAGATGAAGCTGCTCACCTTGAGAATCCGCAGGCCGTCGAAACATCGCTATCTGCCACGACCAATTGCCGGATTGATATCAGTTCGGTGAACGGCATGAATAACCCGTTTGCGGAGAAGCGTCACAGCGGACGGGTGCGCGTGAAGACGATGCACTGGTCTGCGGACCCGCGCAAGGATCAGGCGTGGTACGACAAACAGAAGTCGAAATTTAACGCACTGGTGGTCGCGCAGGAAATCGATATCGATTACAGCGCATCGGCAGAAGGCGTGCTTATCCCGCTTGAATGGATCGATGCCGCGATCGATGCGCATATCAAGCTCGGCATTACCGTCACAGGCAAGCGATTCGGTGCGCTCGATGTGTCGGACGAAGGCAAGGATATGAACGCTTTCACCAAGCGTCACGGTATCCTGCTCGATTACGCAGAGGATTGGAGTGGCAAAGGCTCGAACATCTACGCCACGACGTTACGCGCAATCGGCAACTGTATTGCGCTCGGTCTCGATGAATTCCAGTACGATTCGGACGGTCTGGGCGTTGGCGTGCGCGGCGACGCAGAGGCAATCAATGGTCTTGAGAACCGCGCAGCGTTTCCGAAGATCGATGCCGTAGCGTTTCGCGGATCAGGCGAAGTACGCAACAAGGAAAAGCAGGTGCCGGGCGCTTATAAGGGCGTTACTAATGAAAACTTCTTTCGTAACCGCAAGGCGCAGGAATATTGGGAATTGCGCTGCAGGTTCGAGAATACCTACAAGGCCGTGGTCGAAAAGCTCGTTGTCGACCCGGAAGATATTATTAGCCTGTCTTCCAAACTGAAAGATATCCAGAAAATCCGCATGGAACTGCACCAGGTGCAGTACAAACAGAGCGAAGGTACTGCCAAGATCATCGTCGTGAAGACGCCTGATGGAATGACTTCGCCGAACTATGCGGACTCGATCATGATCTGTTATTCGCCGTCGCTTGCACGTCGCGGATTCTTCGGATAAGATATTATCTATTCTCAACCGAAGGGGTACATCATGGCTATGCGGAAGTTTGGCCCGCAACACGCGGCGCAGTTGGCTAACCTGCAGGAAGCGCAGACTGATGCGCAAAACGACTTCGAAGCGGGGATTGCAAACCTGAAGTGTTATGAGCTACTTGCAAGTTGCGATCAGGATACTGTTTTCCACTTTCTTGCCGATCAGGCGAACGCACAAGCCGTACTCGATATGTTGCTCAGGCACTTCGAACCGTCGCCGACGTGTGAACCTGCTGACGTAGTTGAGTTTGCGTCGCATATCCACAATAGCTTTATCCCCGGCGTCCCTTACACGCGGGTGCAACCATGAGACACGCGCTTGCCATGCTGATCGCGGCCGGCTCGTTGATGACTGCTCATCCGTGCGTGCAGGCGCAAGACATCGCCGCCGTGCGTGATAACAAGGGGAACACGGTATATTTGACATCGGACTCTACGCCGCAGGCCGGCTTTCTCTGGTACCACGTCGAATCACCGCAGGGTCGGCGACTGGCGACAGGTTGGTGGACGCCAGCCACACGGGGCCGCGTGATGATGACGAACGGCCACGGTGGCGCAGTGTACGTTCCGATCAGCAGATTCAGTACAGTTAAATGATTGCTCACCACGGTAACCCTTTTAAGTTTTACGGCATGCGGATATGCGTCTGCTATTCCGTAAGCGCCGTGATTGATGACTTCGGTAACGTAATTCGCCTTCGTCTTTCGGTAAACGGAATGCCCACCTTGCAGAGCTATGCCATTCGCGCTTTTTTGCGCGGCCCGTTGCACTGAGCTATCTGCTTATACTGCCCCGAATCCCCTACGCGGTATCATGTAGGGGATTTTTCCATTTTGGGGCAATAAATGATCTTTTGGCCTGGCAAAAAGAAGCCCGTCGATGCCGAACCGGTATCAGTCATCGAACGTGTTGAACCGCGCGGCAGTCTGTTCACCACGCATGCACAGGACGGCGGCTTTAACAACAATGCCCGATCGCAGGCCGTACACGACGTGATGATGCGCATTCGCGCGCAGGCTATTCACGCGATGCCGCGTTTCGATGCGCGCATGCCAGACGGCGCGGTGATGGACGGGTTTGATGGGCTCGACGGTCTCGACGGTGACGGCGGCTTCGCGTTCCCGAACATGAGTGAAGGCGTGCTCATGTGGTATGCGCAGCAATCGTTCGTCCCATCGCAGATGTGTGCCATTGTTGCGCAGAACTGGCTTGTGAACAAAGCCTGCTCGATCATGCCGCGCGATGCGATCCGCAAAGGCTACAAGGTCATCGGCGACGACGGGAATGAACTGGACCCGCGTCGCGCAAAGCTGGTGGAACGCTACGATCAGGCATACGGTCTGAAAAAGAACCTGCGGCAGTTCATTCGCAAGGGCAAGATTTTCGGTATCCGTATTGCCATTTTCAAGGTGCGTTCCGCCGATCCGTACTACTACGAAAAGCCGTTCAATATCGACGGCGTTGGACCCGGCACCTATCAGGGTATCGTACAGCCCGACCCCTACTGGTGCGCGCCGCTGCTCGATCGCGCCGCATCGAGCGATCCGCTATCGTTGCGATTCTACGAACCGACGTACTGGCAGATCAACGGCCGCAAGATTCACCATTCGCACCTTGTCGTGTACATCAACGATGAAGTGATGGACTTCCTGAAGCCGTCCTACATCTACGGCGGCGTGTCATTGCCGCAGCAGATCATGGAACGTATCTACGCCGCCGAACGCACGGCCAACGAAGGCCCGATGCTGGCTATGACCAAGCGCAGTACGATCCTGAAGACGGATGCTGCCAAGGTGCTCGCCAACAAACAGAAGTTTGATGAAACGATGCAATGGTGGATATACAACCGGGACAACTATCAGGTTCGCGTGATAGACAAGGAAGACGAAGATATCGAGCAGATCGATACGACACTTGCCGATCTGGACAAGGTGACGATGAACCAGTATCAGCTAGTGTCCGCCGTTGCGCGCACACCGGCAACGCGTCTGCTCGGTACCGTCCCGACCGGTTTCAACAGCACGGGTGAATACGAAGACGGCGTGTATCACGAAGAATGCGAATCGGTGCAGGAAGACATGCGCCCCGTGATCGAGCGTCACCATCAACTTGTGATCCGTTCGGGCATTAAAGACAGGAAGATGCAGGTAAAGGCTGAATTCTCGCCGCTCGATGCGCCGACCGAAGCCGAACGCGCCGATTCGAACCTGAAGAAAGCGCAGGCGTACAAACTGATCTTCGACATGGGCGCCGCAGATGGCGTGGATATTAACGAAGCCGTTCGCAATGATCCGTCGTTTGGTCTGAGCGGCATCACACCAGGCGTGCGCGCCCCAGGGGAAACCGATGTTGACGATTCAGGTCAGCCCGTGCGGACTATTGAAGATGGTCCTGCACCTGAGTTGGCGCAAGGTGACGCTTCGCAAGGCGGACCCGATGAGGGTGGCGGCGATCTTGACATGTCACGCGAAGATTAAGTTATGCCCGCCCGTAAAGTACGCGTTATCGCGAAACGCAAAGCATGGGTCGACCGGTTCAACGTTCCGTTAGTCAAGGGCACGGCGCTGCACGTTGGCGAGTCGATCACGGGGCGCTACGCTGCGAAGCTAACGAAGATGATCGACCGCATGATAGCGGAGTCAAAGCGCGATATCGTTGCGTGTCTCGAACAGCACTTGCCCGATGATGCGGTGATGGATGCCAGCCCCGCGAATCAGGTGCAGATGGTTTTCAACGCGCTGCAGGCGAAATGGGATTCAGCGTTCGGACGTATCGCCAGTGCGACCGCATGGCAGTTCATGGATGAAGTTGCGGACGATAGCGAGCACAAGCTGCGCGAGTCATTGAAAGAACTGAGCGGCGATCTGGTGCTCGATACGGGCGTGCTAACGGGCGAACTGCACGACATGCTAGATGCCAGCGTGAAAGAGAACGTTGGACTAATCAAGCGCGTACCGTCGAAGTACTTCGACCAGATGCAGGGCGATGTGATGCGCTCGATACAGAGCGGCGAGGGGTTGAAAGACCTGATCCCTGCACTGGATAAACGTGGCGTGGAAGTGCGCAATTGGGCTAAGAATGTCGCGCTCGATCAGACACGCAAGGCATTCAACGGTTTGAACCGTGGGCGCATGGAAGCGCTCGGTATGCAGGAATTCGAATGGATACACGGCGGCGGGTCGAACCATCCGCGCGAGTATCATATGAACACGCTTAACGGGCAGATATTTTCGTTTGATCCTGAAGCCGAAAACTATCTGCCGCATCTCGACGGTCCGACCAAAGGGCCGCGCGGCATTCCGGGTCAGGCACCGTTCTGCCGTTGCACGATGCGCCCCGTGTTCCGTCTGCCGAAGGGCTATCACGATAACGATGAGGATGAATGATGCAAGACGTTCAACAACCGCCGTCCGCAGGTATCGTATTCATTAACGGCGTTGGCCGCGTGCTGTTGCTCTGTCGACCAGACGGTACGTGGGGACTGCCGGCCGGATGGATCGAAGACGGCGAATCGCCAGACGAAGCGGCACGCCGCGAAACGATGGAAGAAACCGGATACGTTCCGTTGATGCCGTTGCGCATGCTCGGTCAGTACGAAAACCTGCGTGCATATTCGGCGCGTTGCGAAGGTTTCCCAGTGACGATCAGCGACGAACATACGGGCTTCGGGTGGTTCGATCCGCAGGGGTTGCCGGCGCCGTTACATCGCGATACCACATCGAGCATCATCGGCGCAGCGTTAATGGATTGTGCGGTGATGGACGAACGCGATCGCGACATTAACGGCTGGCTGGAAATTGACGACAATCCCATCATGGCCGTGGGCGTGTTTCCCTATCTTGGAAAACATATCAAGGGTGCACCCGATCCGAAGAAGTTTTACATGGTGTACCGGCCAGAGGAAGAAGTATCAGACCCGGAATGCATGGAGTCGTTTCACCTGTTGCCGTGGATCGATAACCACGTGATGCTAGGCGAAGGCGATGATGTCACGCCACCTGAAGCGAAGCCGATCGAAGGCGTGATTGGTGAACGGATTTACTACGATCCTGATACCAAACAGATGAAAGGCAATCTGAAAGTCTGGACTGCCACGCATGAGAAGCGCATTAATGGCGGGAAGCGTGAACTGTCGTTAGGTTACCGCGCCCGCTTTGAACATGCGCCAGGTGAGTATAACGGGGTGCGGTATGATTATGTGCAGCGCACGATGCGGGGCAATCATCTTGCGTCTGTGAACGACGGGCGCAGCGGTCCCGATATTGCCGTGATGGACGCGAAAGATTTTTCCTTTATTACTGATTCCAAGGAGTATCAGATTATGGCAAAGCCCGTAGTTAAAAAGCCCGTCGCCAAGAAGTTGACCCCGCAAATGCAGCGGGTATCCAACATCCTGAAAGGACTGATGCAGTTCGTGAAGGATGAGGAAGACAAAGCGGACGACGAGAAGACCGCCGACGCTGGCGAACTCGAACAACTCTCGAAGCTGATCGAGCAGGCCGCACCCGTCATTCAGCAGATCGCCGAAATTGGCGTTGTCGCTTCGGGTGACGCTGAAGGCGATATTGACGAAGAAGAAGGTATTGTGCTCGACGCATCGAATGCCGGTGACGCGACCAACGGTACCGGCAAGGGCAACCCGGCCAATACGCGCGGTCGTGAAGCCACCGAAGGAAAGGACAAGGTGATGGACGCAGCAGATATCCAGAAGGCAATCAAGGCTGGCATCGAAGCCGGCGTTGCCGCAGTGAAGAAAGAACTGCAACCCGTGCAGGACGCACGCGACGTGCTCGCCAGTGTGAAGCGCGGCGCCAAGCTGGCCGAACAGGCATCGCACCATATCGGCAACTTCGATGCCGTGATGGACGGTGCGGACTGGGACGAACAGCAGGTGGCAGAGTACGTCGTGAAGACTGCGAAAATCCCGTGCACGGCCGGTCAGGAAATCGGCGCTGCACAGGCGTGGCTGCATGGCCGCGTTGCGCCGACCGCACGCAAATTGCACGTTCCCGGCCAGCATGTGCAGGACGGAAAGGACACGGGTGAAAAGCCTGCCTTCATGAAGCAGTACGAAGGCGCGTAACAGAACACGCACGGCGACAGCCGTCACAGGATCACGCGGTATCTTCCAATTTCAGGAGTTTTTATTATGAGCAATGGCGTTCAGCAAGTAGTGCGCTATGACTACGGCTTCGGTGTGCCGGGTGAATGGCGTAAGGCCGGTGGTGGTCGCCGTACGAAACCCGGTTTCATCGTGTCGGGTTCGGCGGCGAACAACATCGTCGGTTCGGCATTCACGCAGGCTGCAGCGGGCGGCGTGGTCTCGGCGGGCGGCACGGGGATTTTCGCAGGTATCCTGTGCGGTCCGAAACAGTACGCTTCGTACGGTTCGAACGCAGGCGGTCCGCTCGGTCCGACAATCACTTTGCCGAACAACACGCAGGGTGAATTCGCGCAATCGGGTGATGGTCTGGTGGTCGTGATGCAGAACGCGAACGTCGGCATCGGTGACTATGTGTACTTCACCAATGCGACGGGTCTTCTGTCGTCGGCGCCGGCCGGTACCGCAGTACCCGCGAACTGCACGCAGATTCTTGGCGCCGTGGTGGACGATCTGCCGCAACCGACCGCAGGTGGTCTCTGCGCCATTAGCCTGATGGGTCCGCAACCCGGCACGCCGTAATCGCCGATACGTCGCCGCAAACCTTCATATTTTAGGCTTAGGAGAATTACATGCATACGGAAGTTTCCCGCGAATATTCGCA